TCTCCCTCGACCAGGGCCAGAGCCGTATCACCACGGCAGGCGGCGGTGTTGACGGCACAACGCTATTTGCCGGCGGCGGGACGCAAAACAGGACCATCACCCAGTCGGTGCTGCCGGCCTACAATCTGGCGATTACGGACCCAGGTCACCAGCACATCGTGTCATATGTAATACCGTCCGGTCAGGCTGCCGGCCCAGGGGGAACCTTCTATATTCCTGGTTCGCAAATAAACACCCAGGTTGCAACGACAGGCATTACCGTCAACCTCAATGGTGGCGGCGCTGCATTGCAGACGATGACGCCTGTCGCCGTTCACGGGCTGACTTTAATCAGGGCAGCGTGACACGTCGTTCGCATCGCGCTCCGAGCACGACCATGAGCACGACCAGCGGTACAACAACTTCGCAAGGTCGTTCGGCATCGTGATGGGCGCGTCCGCGACAAGTGCCAGCACCTCGCCGCAGAACTCCATCATATCTCCATAGGTCAGATCGTGTAGCCGCGCGCGCAGATCGCCAAGCGGATCACGCTGGATCATGTTGCCGAGCGCCTCCATGTCCACCTCCGGCACCCAGCCCCGCCGATCCGGCGGCGCATAGGCCTCGGGATCGACAGCCTCGGAACCGACCGAAGTGTCGATCTCGTGGGCAAGCTGCGCCAACATGCGGTCGCTGGTGCTCATCCCGTCCGCTCGGACGGCGTCGCGCAGGAACGATAGGGCCATAAATCCTCCTATGTGCAGCGGTTCACGCCGCGTGGCTTGGGCAAATAGTGGCCACACCTTTTGCACCACCACGAATATTCATAAGCGTGACCCAACCAACTGCATAACAATTTCCCCTTCAGCCATTGCATGATCATTGAGCCCCCCTCTCGATGCGCGCGGCCGCCTGCGCCTTGGCGCCGTTGACGGCCGCCAGCTGCTCCTCGTTGAGCGGCCCCGTTCCTAAAGCGTTGCGGATGCGCCGCTCCTTCTTCCAGCGGTCATCAATGCCCGACTTGGTCTTCTCCCCGTCAATCCACGTCACACAGTACGCGACGTATTCATCGCCCGTCCGCTGGACATAGGGCCGGTCATGAAACTGCGATGGCCCGCCCGCCGCGAGGGGAGCCCGCTCAGCGGCCTTTGGCCCCTCCCCGCTGTCCTGCATAGGGGAGCCCTCGGACGCATCAGCGGCCTCCCCTGGCGCGTCCTGGGCGTGTGGCGGTTCTGCCACAGGAGGCCGTACAAAGCTTTCCTGACCCACGGCAGTCACAGACATGGTCACAGACATGGCGGCAGGTTCAGGTTTCTGTACGGCCTCCCTCGGTAGCACGGCGACCGGGCGTGAAGGGGCCGCCGTACCGTTTCCTGCAGGTCCAGCTTGACGCGGGACCGCAGGAACCTCGTCGTCACCAAGAGGAATCTCCGTTTGCTCGAAGCCCATGCCAACCATCTTGCGCGGGTCGAACATCTCGGCAGCGGTGATCTCCTCGTCACGCAGCTGCTCGTACATGCCGCGCAACATCACCATCTGGTCAAGCGTGATTTCCTTCTCGTCCTTGACGCCGAGCGCCATGAACACCCGATCCGGCGCAACGCCGAAATTCGCAAACAAGGCAATCATTTTCTGCCGCCGCTCCGGCAAGGTCGCCGTCGTCCCGCGGATAATGATCTTGGCCTCCTCAAGAATCGGATTATAGATCGGGTCCGGCACCCCCATGAGGATGGCGCTGCGGTACGCAATCGACATGCAGGCCTGCGTCGTCACCCCGATCATGTCATCGTTGTAAAGCCGCCCATCCCGCCCCGAAATGCGCCGGCCGATCTGCCTGCCGGAGGTGACGTTGCTTTCCAGGTCTTTGAACGCGCCCTCGCAAAACGTCATCTTGTTCGTCTTGTCGATGCCAACGAACCACGCCCGGCACAGACTGTTGCGCCACGCCGTCAGAATGATCTTGGCAAACCCAATCGACGGTCCCATGATCGCCTTTTCTTTACGCGGCAAAGCGTAAATGCAGCGGTGCGCCGCCGCGTCGTTGTAAAGCGCCATCGCTCTGATCTTTTTGATAACAACCTCAATGTTGCGCGGATTGCGCATGGCATGCTCCATCGCAAGGTCCATTTCCATGCGCTGCAAGCCCATGTCGAGCGAAGAGCGTCCGGCCGCCTCAATGGCGGTGTCGGTAGAGGCATCAAACTGTCGGATGTTAGGATTATTCATCTGCGTTCTCCCATCAAGTCACAATTCCTTGCCGGATTTGCCGTCGTCACTCACCGGGAAACCTCGTACTCGGGTCTCCCGGCAAGACCGCACCACCCAAAATTAATTACGGGGTGCAGGGCATTCGTCCTGTCCGGCAAATGGCGCCACGCCATGCACTCCGGGCCGATACATTTCATCGGCCGGTTCTGGATGAGCGTCTGCGGGCAAATCTTCGTCTTGGCTTCATCGACCGTCACCATCATCCCGTACACTCCGGGCAGCGATGCCGCCACCGTTCGTTGGCGCCCTTGAACGCGCGCCATCCCTCGTCCTTTGCCAGCTCCCAGGATTCCTGGAAGTTGCGTTTCTCTGATCCGCGGCCAAGATGCGGCGGGGCCCAGGTCTCGCCGCACTCATCACATTCAAATTCGAAGCCGTCGCGCGAAGAGGAGCTGCTCATCTGTCCGTCCCTATCTCCCGTACCACGCCGGCATGCCCTCAATGTCGATCTCACGGACCTGCTGGCGCAGCGCCCACATTTTGTTGACCCCAAACGCAGCCATGCATAGCCGGTAATTCTCGACGCCACAGGCGATGACACGCTGGCCAACCTCAACCATCGGATTGGCCGGCGACAGACTCCAACTCAATGTTATGGGCGCCCCCTCCGTCTGGTGAAACACCCACTGCCAGCCAAACCGTCTTGCCTGGGACAGGCGCGAAATCAAATCCACTACCCCGGCGGCCGGAACCCAATTGTTGACAAGCCCTTCCTCGATCGCCGCCGGCACCAACTTCAGTGCCTCCAGATAATGCGCCGCCTGGGCGTCAAGATGGTCGCGACCAATACGGTTGCGGCATTCTTGCTCGAAATCATTTTCATACTGGTTCGCTACCGTCTTGAGGTCGCCGATGCCAGCCGTCATCCCCGACGATCGCGACGTGCATTTGAGATAATCAAACCGCGCCTTGAACCTCAGACCATCACGCATCCAGAAGAACGACACCTCGCTCGCCCCCCCGGTAAAGGCAGTCGCCAGCTCCGGGGCCTCGGTGATCATCGCCGCGGCAATGACGCCGCGCTCATAGTCCTCATACTTGATCGGCGTCTTGCCCTCGGCAAGCGCTCTGACGTTCAACGCCTTCGTCGAAGCCATTCTCTCCGCCGTCGACATGTCGCCCTGGTCCTCGCCGACCAGATATCGGTCGAGGAACGCCGGCAATCCCTCGAACACGATCTTGTGCATCGCGCTGCCGCGGATTTGAGCCTCGGTCTGCCTGTCCCGAGGACGCTTCGGATTCATCCAGGAATAATACCAGTAGTTATGCGGGTTCTTGGCAAGCCTCCGAAGGTCCGTCGACCCCAATGCAGGGTCAGCATGATAACGCTCGGCATCGAGCCCGAAATGTAGGCCGAGCGGAATGAGCGTGGCAGTCGTCCTCTGTCGTGTGGTCGCATCCATCAGTTAACTCCCCGACGATCGGTGTCTTTGTCCCCGTCAACCGCCGTGACCTCGCCGTCCTCAATCACGACACCAACTTCGCCGCTCTCGTCAACAGTCTCAATCCACACTTGGTAGTCACGCTCCTTGGCCATGTCGGTGACAACCTTGTACGAGGCACTGTCAAGCCGCGATCCCTCGTAAATGCGAATGACGCGCAGCGTCGGATTGAGCATCATCGCAATCGCCGTGGAGGTCACAAGCCGCTCGGCGTGGCTGGCATTGGCAAACGGCAAATCGTTCAACAACACCATGCCTTCGATAAGACTGAGACCGCTGACGGGAATCTTCGCCGCCGCTATCGCAGCCTCACGCTCATTGTCAAGCGCCTCGATGTTCTCGGTCAACCGCTTGACAGTCGCCTCATGGGCAGCCGCCGCCCTCGCAAATGCCTCACGCTGCTCATGCAGCATGATGACCCCGCGCGTCGCCTCAGCCTTGCCAATCTCGACCGAAAGACACGCAGTGTCGATAGGCTCCCCGACATCAATGGCAGCGGCGTGGGCTTCAACGCTATCTGCCTCGTTATCAAGCGTCGCCGCCCGGGCGCGCAGCCGTTCGGCCTCATCTCGCTTGGTATCAGCCGTAGCAATGAGACGGTCTCGCATAGCCTCCTTGTTGGCAACGTGGGTGTTGTGGACACCGGCGAGCCGCAACTCCTCGACCTTGCCCGCGACATCCGCAGGCTGCGGCTTCGGCCCCGGCGGCAACACGATGTTCTGCTCCGACGCGCGGTCGCGCTTGGCCAGCCGCGATAGGTCAGTGCGGTTGTCGTAAAGCTTCTGCCGCCGTTCCGAATTTCCCTCAAAATCAAACCCAGAAACAAACTTCTTGAGCATCTCGAATTGCTCAACAGGCTTCGCCCGCTCAAAAATCAAAGGATCAAACGACAAATCGCCAATGAGAGCGTCAAGCACCGCCTGCGGCGATTTGCGTTCCTCACCGTCAGCCATCGTTACTTTCAGCGAGGTGGTCAGGCTGATGTCCTTGCCACGCTGTGTGAAGGTGCGAACGATCGTCAGCTCGCCAAGGTCAACCTTGATCTTGGCCTGCTCCGCTCCCTTGCGGATCGGCTCCGAGCCCGCAACCGCACGACCCTTGAGCGCTACCCAGATCGCATCCAGCACGCTCGTCTTGCCCTGTCCGTTCGCACCGGTGATCTGCACGACGTTGCCGTCAGGCCGGATCGCCACCGCTTTAAGGCGCCGGAAATTCTCCGCGCGCAGCTCAATGATCCTCATGATTTTCTCTCCCCACGGCACGATTGCCGGCAGTACCGCCCGGCCTGGGGCGGCACCGCTGGCAAGCGCTCAGTGGCCATCGTGCCAAGTCCGGCCGCCGTCGTGGCTGTGGGTGCCATGGCCGAGGACTTGGCGGCTGACAGGCTTGCCGGCGAGCTGCTCGGCGCGGGCGATGGCGGCGCGGGTTAGGGCTGAGCCGCTGACCATGATGCGGCGGTAGATACAGGCGTCAGTGACGCCGTCGCGGTCGGCATCGGCGAGGCCGTCGATGGCGATGGCGCCCTGGGGGCCGACCTTGAACTTGATGCGGCCGGCGGCGACACCCTGGTTGACGCGGTCCACGACGTTGCGGACCTCCGCAATGCGTTGCTGGATGGTCTGCTTGGGCTTGAGGCGGGTATCGCAGGGCATGATGGTTTCCTTGGCGTACTGTCCATCCGAAAACTTTTCATTGTATTTCGGACGAGATCACAGATCGAGGGCGCGGAGCTGGGCTCCTGGCCGCCATTCTTCGACTGGAACACTGGTCGCTTTGCGAGCGCGTTCGTCGGCCCATTTGCGCAGACGGGTGATCTTCTCGGCGGCGGTTTTGGCGAGGGGGTAAACATCGGCGGCGGCGGCCACGAGATCATCCGTGGTAAGTTCGCGGCCGTTTTCCGCGAAGGCGGCGAACAGCGCCTCGGGGACGATCGCGGCGACCTCAGCGCCTGTAAATCCCGTGCAGGCCGCGGCGATCTTGCGGGAATCGATGTCCAGCTGACCGCGGCCGTGGGCCTTGAGGCTTGCGAGCACGATTTCTTCGCGCTCGACTGCGGTCGGCAGGTCGACGAACCAGACCTCGTCGAAGCGACCTTTGCGTAGCAGCTCTGGGGGGAGGGATTCCACGTCGTTTGCGGTCGCGATGACGAAGGCCTCGCCCTGGCGGTCTTGCATCCAGGACAGGATGGCGCCGAGGGCGTCTGAGGACACGCCGCCGTCGGCGGAGCCCGAGGTTGAGCCCTGGAGGGCTTTTTCGATTTCGTCGAGCCAGACGACGCAGCGGCCGATGGCCTCGATGACACGGAAGGCCTTGCGGAGGTTACCCTCGGACTCGCCCACGAACTTGGACTTGAGGGCGCCGAGGTCGAGGCGGAGCAGGGGGACGCCCCAGGCCGTCGCCACGGCCTTAGCGGTGAGGGATTTGCCGCACCCTGGCACACCTACCAGGATGGCGCCTTTGGGCGCTGGGAGGCCGTAGGCGCGGGCCTTGGGGCTATAGGCGAGCTTGCGCTCGACGAGCCAGCCCTTGAGGACATCGAGGCCGCCCACGGCATCGAGCCCGCCGGGGATGGGATCGTACCATTCCATGACGCGTTCGCGGGCGATGACGCGCTTTTTTTCCTTGGCCACCGTGACGGGATCGATGCGGCGCAGCTGGACGAGGGACCGCGCGTAGCAAGAGGCGGCCTCCTCGCCGGAGAGCCCGACGGCGGCGTCGATCGCGGCGTCGCGGGTACCATTGGGGGCGGCTGCGGTGCGCAGCTCGTCGGGAAGGCCGGCGATGGCGGCGTCGAGGATGGCGGAGACCTCGGCGCGGTCGGGGAGCGGCCATTCGATGACCGTGGCGTGACCGGCGAGTTCGAGCGGGATTTCGCCTGTGGGCGTCAGCACGATGATGGCCTGGGCGGATTCGCGTGGTGAGCCGGGGAGTTGGCGCGCTAGGTTGCGGAGCTGGCGGAGGGTGGTGGCGTTTTGCGGGCCGGCGAGCCACGCCGGGAGGTCGCGCATGATCCAGATGCAGCGGTCGGTGGCGCTGCCGGTGGAGGTGGCGCGCTCAGCGATAGCGGTAAAGGCGGCGCCGGGGTCCTGGGTATCGCGCGCAGGGATGCCGGGGACGGCCTTGCCGTCGATGGCGGCGATGCCCTTGGCAACATCCCAAGTCCGGGCGACGTAGTTGGCGGCGGCGGCGGCCTCGAAGAGGTGGCGTTCGACGCGAGCTTCTTCGCGGGTGGTGATCCAGATGAGCGGGTTACGGGCCCGCAGCAGGGCGGACACGTCGGCGGCGGCGAGCTGGCCTTTGGTCTGGGTAGTGCTGGTGGTCATTGGTGTTCTCCCATCGAGTCGGTTTTGTCCCCGACGAGAGAACCCCGTAGAACACGTTCTAACGCCGCGTCAAGTTGCCCAGGGCAAGCTATTCTTGTTCTGTTCCATGTTTTTTCAACGGAACTGGTCGTAATCGTCCTCGCTGTCCGTCCCTTGACTTCGGTTGAAACTTCGACGTACTTTGGTCCTGTCAGCCATTGGCTTCTGGTCTCGGTTCGAGGCCTACCAGCGAGCATCGCAATACTTTGGGACCGTGTCCCGCTGCCGCTTCCTGGGGTGACGCCAATGAAATCCGGCTCAGGCGCCGTGACTCTCGGGCATGTACTGTTCCCGGGGCAGCAGTTAACGTCATGGGAGATCACTCGATCTTTCGGGACGGACAGTCTGATCAAGACCTGGGCACACATGCCAGTCCACATCATCCACGTCGCGCCGGCCCGCACGCCCGGCAAGTTTGCCGCGTTCCTCGGTGAGCGGCAGATCGTTGCGGCAAGCCGGACGCCATTCTGCGATGGAGCCAGAGCCCTGCTCGCCGAAGGTACGGCCGCGCCGGGCGACCTGTTGGTTATGCGCCACGCCGGCGGCGAGCATGACGCGCTCAAAGCCGCGGTCGGCGTCGCGGCCAAGCTGACGGTCAGCGAAGAGACCAATACCGGCAGGCCGCGCTTTGTGTCTTGGACTCCACATCCAAAGGCCCCGCCAATGCTTTCGGGAGACGCGCCCATGCGCGAAACGGGCGTCCAGGCTCTGCTATACAGGTCCGCATAAAACGCACCCCTGCGCGTATACAAAGCACCCCTG